CGGGCGGTAAGTTCCGCATCCTTGAGCGCCACCAGTGGCGCGGGATGGACTTCCGGGCGCAGGCTGACGCCATCAGGATGCTGACGCAGCAGTATAACGTCACCTATATCGGCATCGACTCCACCGGCGTCGGGCTGGGCGTGTATGAAAACGTCAAAGCCTTCTTCCCGCAGGTGAAAGAGTTTGTTTATAACCCGAACGTGAAGAACGCCCTGGTGCTGAAGGCTTACGACACCATCGCCAGCGGGCGGCTGGAGTTTGACGCCAGCCATCTCGACATCGCGCAGTCATTTATGTCTATCCGCAAGGCCACCACGGCCAGCGGCAACCGTCCGACCTATGAAACCAGCCGCAGCGAAGAAGTCAGCCACGGCGATTTAGCCTGGGCGACCATGCACGCGCTGGCAAACGAGCCGCTGCAGGGACAGGCGGCACACACGCAGAACATTGTGGAGATTTATTAATGAGCAAACGCAGGAACCGCACCCGCACGCAGCCCGTGCCGCAGCCGGATAACATGACCAGCGGGGCAGCGTCGGAGGCGTTTACCTTTGGCGACCCGATCCCGGTGCTGGACCGCCGCGAACTGCTGGACTACGTGGAGTGCGTTATCAATGATCGCTGGTATGAACCGCCCGTGAGCGTTGACGGGCTGGCGCGCACGTTCCGCGCCGCTGTGCATCACAGCTCACCCATCAGCGTAAAGTGCAATATTCTGGCGAGCACCTTTATCCCGCACCGCCTGCTGAGTCAGCAGGCGTTCAGCCGCTTTGCGCTGGATTACCTGATTTTCGGCAATGCCTATCTTGAGAAGCGGACCAGCCGCCTCGGTAACGCGCTGAAGCTGGAGCCGTCGCTGGCGAAGTTCACCCGGCGCGGCCTGGACCTGGACACCTACTGGTATGCGCACTATGGCATCAACACAGAACCGTATGAGTTTGAGAAGGGCAGCGTGTTTCACCTGATGGAGCCGGACATCAATCAGGAGATTTATGGACTGCCGGGCTACCTGTCGGCCATCCCGTCGGCGCTGCTGAATGAGTCGGCTACGCTGTTCCGCCGTAAGTATTACCTCAACGGCAGTCATGCGGGTTTCATCATGTACATGACAGACCCGGCGCAGAGCCAGCAGGACGTGGACAATATCCGCAGCGCAATGAAAAGCGCAAAGGGCCCTGGCAACTTCCGCAACCTGTTTATGTACAGCCCGAACGGAAAAAAGGACGGCATCCAGATCATTCCGCTGTCAGAAGTGGCGGCGAAAGATGAGTTTCTGAATATCAAGAATGTGAGCCGTGACGACATGCTGGCCGTGCATCGGGTGCCGCCCCAGCTGATGGGGATTATGCCAAGTAATGTCGGAGGATTTGGAGACGTGGAAAAGGCCAGCAAGGTGTTTGTAAGAAACGAACTTATTCCGCTGCAGAAACGCTTTGAAGAACTCAACGACTGGCTACAAGAAAAAGTTATAAGCTTTGAAAGTTATCAACTGTCATAACTAATAAGTAGAGCGGACTAAGTCCGCTTTATTTGTTGACTTTTATTTCATCCATAAATTTATAGAAGGCGGCTCCTTTATCGGTCAATTCAAAGGCCAAGAAACGGCCTTCCATTATTGGCCTAGTTTTCATCAATCCATGTATTTGCATTGCAGTACAAACATTCCTAACTAGAAATGATTTTACGGCTGTATTGGCTGCTGTAGACAAACCCGTAAGTAAGGTGCCTCGATAAGCAACCATCAATCTTAGGACATTGCTTTTTACGGCCTCTTCAGTTCCACTTATTTCCTTTGATAAGGATAATGCTGATTTCTCAAAGATCTGCATCGTTTTGATGAATTCTTCATTTTGTGATGAGCTAGTTTTTACTTCAGTCAACTCTCCCATGTCTAGAGATTGGCTTGAAGCTAAAGCTATTTGGTTCTTTAGGTCTTCATTCTCTTTTGTTAAACGTGAAACCTGATCAATTAGGAAGGTGCTATCTGGTATTTCTCTTCCAGATACCCAGCCCTTGAGGTCTCTATCAGAAATTAAGGTTGGGAGCGTCTTATAAATCGCTATTTGAATATCTTTTGTATCTCTAAAAAATTCAACCGGATAACTAACAATCTTAGCTCTAAAAGATTTATACTTGTCCGGATTTTCTAGCTCTAAAATTGAAGCTCCCACATCCTTTACTTTATCGTTTAAGAAGTTGTTATCAATTACTACTGAAAAAAGAGGCTTGTTATTTTTTAAAGCATAATCATATTCAAGTTCTGTGTACGCATGATCATTATCAGGAGCGATTGTGCCGTAGCGCCCACCTAAGATTAAAAGATAAATATCTGATTCATCAATCCAACGCTTAATAATATCTAATTGAGTCTGATCGCCAGGCTTAAAAAGCTCCATACCAGCAGGTATATGGCCTGCAGTTAGGATAGCGCTCACCGCTGCTTGGCGTTCTTCAATCAAATCTGTATATGTCGAAGAAACGAATATCTGAAATTTCCTATTCATTTGATTATCCTGTTTGATTTTCATACAAGTCTATCATTGTTCAATTGATGATGACCAGTAGCGCGCGCTCGTAGCCCCGCCACGCCTGCCCGCTTTATGCAGTGGTTTTCATGCACCTGCATGACATAAACAAAAGCCCGCCAGTACTGGCGGGCCGGAGCGTCGGAGATCCTTTTGAGATCATGCGGATTCATGCAGTAACTGTATGCATTAAATCAGTCGGTAGTATCCAGGCCACCACTAAGTTTAATCGCACGCCCATCGCGCAAATCAATCAGATTTTCGGGTTCTGAAACAAACCATGCGTATGACCCCCAAGCAAGCTCTGTAATAGCCTTTTTAAAAGGCGATACGCCACGATCCATGAAGGCGGTCAAGAACGCGAGGTTATTGTTACTAAATCCTGCATCAGCAGCAATTTTAGTTAATGCGACCTTTCTTTCACGATTAACCGGGCCATCTGTAGCGACTACCTCAGTGAATATGAAAAGCATATCGGAACCCGATTTATCTTCACCAAGATCAACGAGAATAATATCAGGCAATGCTTTGGATGCATCTATCTTAAGACCCAAGGAACTCGCAAGTTGCTCATCACGGGTTACCACTTTATTACCTGATTCTGAAAGCCATAGGACTGCCGGGACTTTAAGGAATTTCGGTGCAAAAACTTCAATAACTTCCTTAGCAATCACACTTGAAGGACCAGGCGCGAGCGTTCTCTTTTCTCCGCCTGGAAATGTCACAGTCAGGCTCTCATCAGAACCGGAAATACTTGATTTGATAAGCCTTATTCTGGCTAGTGCGGCTTTATTAAGGTGAGTTTCTTGCCAATCCTGAATCTTATGAGTCAATTCTTCATTGCTCAGATCTGGGTTGAACAGCTCAGCAAAAGAAGCATTGAGGCAATATCGTGGCTTAGAGGACGTTGTTGGGATACCCTTTCTTTCAAGAACAGCATGACAAGGTATTAAACCCCCTCTCAACGTTTCATCCCTAACCGGCTCTCGGGAATTTGCAGCGTACCAGGCGTCAATTGGCCTGGTGCTTTTTTTGGAGAGAGTATCGCTGAGCCAGGTGGTACGTTCAGTTAAGGACTGCTTAGCTGACTGCTCATTACCCATATCCGTTACCTGGCTGGGTCTAATCCATCTTTCATTACCGTCAATAGCACCTGCATATAGCATGACGAAAATAGTTTTAGCCGCCATTTCTCTGATAACATAATTCCTGTTCTCAGTTCCTTCAGGAAATATGTCTACAAGTCTTCTGTGTATTTCAGCTATTTGGGGTAAGTCGGGCATCATCATGACGCAGAAACTCCATATATTTTTGCAATAACACCTTCCAGTTGAGAAGGGCTTATGCCAGATTCAATGTAACCTTGCAGTTCAGTTAACTTATTTAAATCAGGGAATGGGATAGCATTTAACTCATATGCTGAAACAGCCACACTCCCGCTAATACAGCGAAATATTCTGTCGACAGTCGCTGAATTGAGTATTTTTTCAATGACGCTGGCACTGACGCCTGAGAACAAAGCATCAGCACTAATTACGTTAACGTGATTTTCAACGACAACCCCTCCAAAATCATCTATAAAATCCTGAGGGATTATTGCTGCCATAATCCTCTTTTCCTGCTCTTTGGAGGTAGTTCTCTGAACAAGCAAGCACTCATTTCTTGTTATAAGAAATTCTTGATTTTTCATTATTTCGATAAATGGTACATGATTTCTTCTGGTCGCATT